TGCCCCTACCATATGTAAACACATTCAAAAATCTAAACATAGTTTAGCTAACGGTTAGCTCGCCGGACATCGAAGAGCACGAGTGTGTTTTCATATGGTAACGTAGCATAATGGTCGTGCACCTCCTTCATACGGAGCAAGGTATTGGTTCGAATCCAATCGTTACCACCAATCATTTAATACCTGTGTAGCTCAGTGGTAGAGCACCGTCTTGATAAGGCGGGTGTCGGTGGATCGTTCCCACCCACAGGTACCAGGTTATTCTGTTGGACTATGGTGTAATGGTAACACAACTGACTTTGACTCAGTCGTTCCAGGTTCGAGCCCTGGTAGTCCTGCCAAGTTTTGCCCCGTTCGTATAATGGATCATATACAAAGCTACGAACTTTGAGATGGTGGTTCGATTCCATCACGGGGCTCCAGTGTTGTTCCTAGTGTAGTGGCTGCACACCTGTCTGTGAAACAGGTAGAGAGGGTTCGATTCCCCGGTTCAACCCAAGATTATATTCAAGCACACTTCGGTCTAGGCATAGCCTAGGCATAAGGCAAGAAGACCTCTGTGATTAGAAACATTCCAAGTGTGCTTGAATATATTGCCGATGTAGCTCAGGTGGTAGAGCAGCGGATTGAAAATCCGTGTGTCACTGGTTCAACCCCAGTCTTCGGCACCAAATTTAAAGGAGCTCAATATGAAAGCCATTACGTTCAAGAACAAATTAAATAGCGAACAGGTAATATGTGAAAACATACGTGCCGTTGAAGTGATAGATGGCATTGAGTATCTAGTTGTCCATCGAAAAGAAAACAACAGAATGTTTTTAATGCGAAAAGATGTCTTAGAAAAAATCAACACAACCGTTGACAAAGCTAAGTAAACACACTATAATAGATTTAAGAAATGCGCAAGTGGTGGAATGGTATACACGGTGGTCTTAGAAGCCACTGCCGAGAGGATTGAGAGTTCGAGTCTCTCCTTGCGCACCAAAGGATATAGAATGGAAGATATTAATATTTACGAGTTCGGCGAGTCGATGAAATACTTTGAAGAAAAGTTAGAAGGTATCGACTTTGTCATTGAACAGGTAGAAGGTCCAACTGAAGAAGAAGATTTGTGGTGTTTGGAAATTTTTGATCAAAAGATCCATTTTCAAACATTGGATGAAGTAAAGAAACATTTGCACAGTATTATCGATAGTCGAATACCGTGATATAAAGTTGCCTGGTTAGCTCAGGGGTAGAGCGTCTCCTTTACACGGAGAGGGTCCGCGGTTCGAAACCGTGACCAGGTACCAAAGTTTTTACCTCCATAGTTTAATGGTAAAACGGCGGATTTATATCCCGTAAGCAACAGATAATTGGTTCATGTGGGTTCGACTCCCGCTGGAGGTACCAATAAGTTTTTGGAGCGTGGGCCGGATGGTAAGGCAGCGGTTTGCTAAACCGTAGAACAGGTAAAATGGTTCACAGGGTTCGACTCCCTGACGCTCCGCCAAGTTAATTGAAAAGGAAATATATGTTAAAACCAGGTAAGACATTTAATTTAAGCAAGCAAACAAAGCGTTTCATGGCAACATTTGTCAACGCTGAAGATCGAAATCATTTTAAGCGTATGATGATTCAAGCAGAATTAGCAGCAGCTATTGTACCGAAGCGTGAAAAACGTCCACAGGGCAATGCAGGTTATACACAGACTGCTACTTCGGCAACTGCGGATTAATAATGAGTGGAAAGTGGCATGGGGGCAAAGGCAGTGCGCAACGCAAGGCATTAGTTCCACAGTCTCAAGTTGATAGTAATTGGGATACAATTTTTAAAAAGAAGGACCAAGGCATGCAAATAAGAGTCAAAGAAGATCCGGAAGAATTTGGTAAGTGTGGTTGTGGTCGTAGTCCAACTGGTAAGTGTATTGGTTGGCACGTTCTAAGTGAAGAAATGTATCAGCATCAAAAAATGCTTTGGTTAGAAGATGAACTTCGTAAAGACAACGAAGTTAAGTAATAACGTGGGGGTGTAGCTCATTTGGGAGAGCGCCTGCTTTGCAAGCAGGATGTAGCAAGTTCGATCCTTGTCACCTCCACCAAGTTTTTAAGTAAGTATTGCCCTATTAGTTTAATGGTAAAACAACGGTTTTGTAATCCGTGGCTGGGAGTTCGATTCTCTCATGGGGCACCAAAATATTCCGCAGTAGCTCAGTCGGTAGAGTAGATGACTGTTAATCATTTGGTCGGTGGTTCGAGCCCACCCTGTGGAGCCAATAATATTAAAAAGACTTGACATTAAGTTTTTTTCGTATATAATAAGTTTTGTTGTGTAGCAATACACAACCGGCGATGTAAAAGGTAGATGAGAGTAGACGATTGTTATCGCTACATGCGATGACAAAACTTAATGGCTGGACTAATCCTCCAACCTCGTAAGTTAGTGCTCCGGGTATAAACATAGAAAATCTGTTCTTTGCTATCCGGTAATATTAACTTCTCTGCTCGTTGAATTTTGTACATTGTGCTTTGCACTTTGTTCGGTCTATTACTTGACCTTTTACAGGACCGTTTTTAACTAACTAAGGTACTCAATGGCTCGATACACATCAGAAAAAGCAGCACAAATGTTTGGCAATAATCGTTTTAACCTAGTGTTAGGCGCAAGTCAACGTGCAAGAGAACTTAAGAATGGTTCTATGCAACGTGTAGAGGGCAAAGATGCAACTACCGTAGTCACCGCACTTCGTGAAATTGAAGAAGGCAAGTATACAGTAAAAGAATGGCTAGATAAAATCCCAAAGAAAAGGAAAGGCAATCGTGATGAATATAACCCTACGTAAGGCAAATGTAGTTCAGAACTCTGTTAACGATGCAATCAAAGCGATTGACATCAGTGTTAATGTTGAGATCAGCGAATTCCAAGATATTGATGCAGTGATTGCATCAGCACAAAAGAAATTAGCAGACAACGATCACCGTCGTGATCGCTTGCTGGTTACCTTGTATAACATTCGTGGCCTAGTTGGTCAAGCGAATGCTGAAAGTGGCATCGACCTAGCATTGGCTCGTGCAGCATACATTGACAAGCGACTTGGTCAATTGGCTGAACTTGCAAGTGCAGCCGTTATCACTGACATGTCTGTGATCAAAGGCAAGATTGACAAGATCAAGAACAGCAAAGACGAAGGTCGTCGTAGCCTGTATGGTTATAGCGATGGAGTGACAACTTCGGTGTTGACACAAGAAAAGATTGACCAGATTAAGAACGAAGTAAAAGTTCTTAAGAAACAGAAGCAAAAGCTCAACGATGAAATCCTTGAGTTGAATATCAAAACAGATATTCCACTTAGCGATGATGCAGTGGCAATTTTGCAGGCTGAAGGTCTAATCTAACAGACCCCGGTTTACGCTTTTACGTTAGAAAAGTGCGTGATTGCTGATACGAGAGAGGCACGGTGCATTGGATCTACCGCAAGGTTCTCTTTAGGAACGACTTGAGAAATCACAAAGGTAGGGACGCTATCCTGTCTAAATAGAAAAGAACGTGGACAGAGTAACCGCTCAGTCCGGGGCTCATGTGGTGTGAGTAGCCGGACACTTTATTAAAATATTTTAGTCACAGCTGAGAATTATAGACTTCAGATTGCATAGCAATGTGTCATTAAAGTATTTTAATAAAGTTATCGCGGGATAGAGAAAGGGCATCTCAGAAGTCTCATAAGCTTCAGTTCTTGGTTCGAATCCAGGTCCCGCAACCAAATTCAAATGATAGATTACCTAACAACATTTTTTGCTATATTTTTACTTGATATTGTTTATACATATTATCTAAGATGTGTGGCAAATGACAATGTATTAGGAGCAAGCTTTTGGTCTGTGGCTTGTTATGTTTTAGGAAGTGTAGCAGTTATAAATTACACGTCTAATCATTGGTTAATGATTCCAGCAATGGCAGGTGCGTTTTGTGGCACCTATGTTGGCATGAAGATTAGAAAAAAACAATTCGGAGTATAGCGCAGTCTGGCTAGCGCATCTGGTTTGGGACCAGAGGGTCCAAGGTTCGAATCCTTGTACTCCGACCAAAAACTCTCCCTGACATGCGGAGTATAATGTGATAAGTAGTATGTCAAAAATTTAATGCGGGCGTAGCTCAGTTGGTAGAGCATTACCTTGCCAAGGTAAATGTCGTCGGTTCGAACCCGATCGCCCGCTCCAAAGGACAATTATGTTAGAATGTTTGATTCTAGGTGACAGTATTGCAGTTGGTACAGCTAATATTCGTACTGAGTGTGTTTCATATTCACATGGTGGATGGAACTCGTGGCAGTGGAATAAGAAGTATAAAGACACTCCCGTTGCAGCAAAGACAGTAATTATCAGTTTAGGCAGCAATGATCATAAAGGTGTTAGAACTCTTTGGGAGTTACAACAACTGCGTGATAGAACAAAAGCAGATAGAGTCTATTGGATCCTTCCTGCAATTAAACCAGACATCCAAGAGATGGTCAAATTAGTTGCCAAGGATCATAACGATGTCGTGTTACCTATTACACGATTACAAAAAGATGGAGTTCATCCTTCCTGGGCAGGTTATAAAGAGCTTGCAGATAAATCAAGGTGATGCTATAATAAGTTTATAGTTAGTATGCGGGGTTAGTTTAATGGCAAAACAGCAGATTTCCAATCTTCGGTCGAGAGTTCGATTCTCTCACTCCGCTCCAAATATATCTGGCGTTCGTTCAATGGATAGGACATGATTCTTCTAAAGTCATTATGGAGGTTCGATTCCTCCACGCCGGGCCAATAACAATAAGGTAGATAATGGGTAAGAAAGAAGAACAAGAAGCAACCGATGCCGCTGTTGCAGAATTTTTAGCAGGCGGTGGAATCATTCAACAAATTCCAATGGGTAAGAGTGGTCGCGTCGAGGGAGAAAGTTATAACCCTTGGGGCAAGAAGAAAACCACAGCACCTAGCCCACTAGCAGAACTTCCAGAAGAAGATTAAGCTCTTATAGTATAATGGCTATTATGCTGTCTTGGTATGACAGAGATCGTAGTTCAATTCTACGTTAGAGCACCAAATATGCGAGTGTGGTGGAATGGTATACACAGCAGACTTAAAATCTGCCGCTTAATTGATTGAGGGTTCAAGTCCCTCCACTCGTACCACGAACAAAGCCCCGGTAGACAAATTGGCAAAGTCGTCTCTCTCAAAAAGAGAAATTTAAATGCGGGTTCAACTCCCGCCCGGGGTACCATTGACAAACACAGTGTTTGATCGTATCATAATAGAATGTATAAAGTAATAAGCAAATCGGGACTCCCACTTAACTCATGTCCTACACTAAACGAAGCTATGGCATTTGCCAAAACTGTAGGTATGTTTGTAACTATCAGCGGCCCGGATTTTGAAGTGTGCGGTATATTTGGAGTTGATAGTGTTGAAGATGGTCTATGTCCAGATGGTGTAGCTTACACATGGAACAAAGCTAGCCGTATAGGACGAATTAAAAAAGAGAGAGTATAATGCCCTGGATTGAAAATGTATCATTAGGAGATATTCCCAAAGGTCGACATCACAACGCCGGAGAGAACTCTATGCTGATTCAAATTGTTGATCCGGACATGGAGTTTCCTGTGCCAATGCACAAGTTTAAATCTACTCATCAGTTTAAGTTTCTTGATTTAGAAAAAACCGATGACACAATAAATGACCAATGGAAAATTCAAGACGAACAAGCTGAAGAATTAGTTCGCTTGTTGCAACACGCTCTAGAACATCGCATGAACGTTGTTGTGCATTGTGTAGCAGGTGTATGCCGTAGTGGGGCTGTATGTGAAGTAGGAACCATATTAGGCTTTGACGATACTGAAGTATTTCGTAGCCCCAATCTTCTTGTCAAACACAAGATGATGAAAGTGCTAGGAATGACCTACGATGAAAGCGAACCACACACAATTAATGGTATAACTACTGATTGGGGATTTGTTATTCCAAAGAATCGCGAAGGCGATATCTAACCGTAGTAATTCTACAACAAAAGAAAGCCCTGTTACTATGCAGGGCTTTCGCACGATGTTATAATGTATATAGAGGAAATAAAATGAAAACATGGATCACTAGCGATTTACATTTCGGTCACAAGAACATAATGAAGTTCTGCCCGATCACGCGAGCAAGATTCCGCGACGATGTTAGCTACATGAACGAAGCCATGATTAAGGAATGGAACGATTTAATCGAGCCAGAAGACACTGTTTACATCTTAGGTGATGTAGCATTTATGTCAGGCAGCGATGCTGGAAGAACTGTGAATCGTTTAAACGGCTCAAAGATCTTAGTTGAAGGAAATCACGATCGTAAAACGTTACAGGATGCCACATTCCGTAATGCGTTTAAAGAAGTACACAAGTATTTGGATGTTACCTATGACGGTCATAAGATTGTTATGTTTCACTATCCAATCAGCGAGTGGGATCAAATGCACAGAGGTTCCTTACATTTCTTTGGTCACGTACATGGTGGCGACAGCGGTATGGAAAAATATCGTTGTAGAGATGTAGGTATGGATGCCACAGGCATGATAGCTGTGTCAATGGAATGGGCAATTGCCAATGTTAAGAACAATGAAATAAAAGGACATCACTAATGGATATCGTAGAAAAAGCTCGCATCTTTGCAACTGCTGCTCATGCTGCTGTCGATCAGCGCCGTAAGTATACCAACGAACCCTATATTGTTCATCCTAAACAAGTTGCCGACTTTGTAGCCAACGTCCCTGGTGCCACACCCGAGATGATTGCTGCTGCTTGGTTGCATGATGTTGTTGAAGATACTAAAGTAACCAACGAAGACATTGCTCGAGAGTTCGGTGACAAAGTTGGTGAGTATGTAGGCTGGGTAACTGACATTAGTCGTCCTGAGTATGGCAATCGTGCATTCCGTAAAGAAATGGATCGTAATCATATTGCAGGAGCACCTGGAGAAGCGCAGACAATTAAGTTGGCTGACATCATCAGTAACTGCTCTAGTATCATGATTCACGATGAAGACTTTGCTAAAGTTTACTTTGAAGAAAAACGATTGTTGTTAGAAGTCTTAACAAAAGGCGATTCTGGATTGTATAACTATGCATCTAATTTAGTATTGGACGAAGAATGAAACTGTTATTAGTACGTGGCTTGCCAGGATCTGGCAAGTCCACTATTGCAAAAAACTTAATTGGTTACTACTATCATGTAGAAACTGATATGTTCTGGATGCAGGACGGTGAGTATAAGTGGGATGCTAGTCGACTAGGCGAAGCTCACGCATGGTGTTTGAATCGCACTCGCGAACTTATGACCACAGGATTCTCACCTGTTGTTAGCAACACGTTTACTACTATCAAAGAAATGCGCCCGTATTTTGATCTTGCCAAAGAATTTGATATTGTTCCAACTGTAATAGTTGTACAAAATGAATGGGGCAATGTGCATAATGTTCCGGAAGAAACTTTGGCTAAAATGAAGGCACGATTCCAATTTGATATCTCGGAGTTATTCAATGTTTAAAGATGAGTTAAAAGAATATGTAGAAACTAGCGGCTTAGTCAACATGCGAGAGTGTGGCGATGGTATCTACGTACTGAAGTACAAGAAGAGAGTGTTCTACGATAACTTGTGGAACGAGTACATTGCTGAATGCCGCGGTAGTATTGTAGACAAGGATTTCAACTTGGTTGCTTATCCATTCACAAAGATCTACAACTACGGCATTGAAAAGGAAGCACCAGTGCTTACCCCAGATACCAAGGTAACTGCTTTCCGCAAAGTCAACGGCTTCATGGTTGCTTGTACATTGCATAACGGTAAACTGTTAGTGTCTACTACTGGTAGCACAGACAGCGACTATGTTAACATGGCACGTGAGCTAATTGACGAAGCAAAGTATCTAGACCTGTGCTCACGCTGGAAAGGGTATACTTTTATGTTTGAGTGCGTTCACAAAAACGACCCACATATCGTTCCTGAAAAGGAAGGTATGTATATTCTAGGATATCGCGAAAACAAATGGAACACACATGTTGAACATGATCCATTCATGTTAATGGAAATGGGTCGTGTGCTCGATTGCTTTGTGCCAGAAAGTGTAACAACTAACATGGCACGAGTAGAACAAATGGCCAAAGAATGTAGTCACGAAGGTTATGTATTCTATACCAACGAAGGTGTAAGTGCTAAGATCAAGTCACCATACTACTTGACTTCAAAGTGGGTCGCTCGCAATCCGCGGACAGATAAGTTAGTAGACTTGAATAAAGACATCAAGCACAA